GGAATGATAGAGTTTTTCAAATCACCACCTGGAACATCTATATCTCTAAACTCACCTGGGTTGAGAGGTTCATCGTCATTTCGGATTCTAACGCCTCTTGCCTTAAATCCAGCTGGTAAGTTTGATAATGTGCCTGCATCTATTAGCTGTCTCAATATAGATGTAGCAGCACGAGATAATCCACCTATTGTATGCAGTAAACCAAAACCGTAAAATCCAAAACCTGGTAAAAACTTAAAATGAACAAAATATTGTCTCTTTCGTTTTAACGGATCTTGCTCTCTAAAGTTTCTAACCACTGATAAAACTTTACTTGAATTTTGATCGATGGTAACAATATAAGGGAGCATAATACCCGAAGGCTGCCCTTGACTATCCATATCTTCAAAGCCTTCCAAATCCAAGTCCACATGGACTTCAAGTAAGGTGTAACTGTCGTCTGAATAATTAGGATGTAATCCTTGAAGTTCATCAGTAGTTTCTTGGATGGATCCTTCATTTTCTCCAGAGTCACTTGCAGATAATTCAACATCTTTATATACTCCCGCAACTTGTAGTTTACGGATATCATTGAAACTCATTCGCACCATGTGTGTGACTCGCTCTGCTGTTCTGATATCAGAGGCAGAGTACGGAACTATTAAATCCTCTGCTGGTACAAATTTAGATACCGCTCTTTGTTTCGTAGGATCAAAGTACACTTTTTTAAATGTAGAACCAGTAAGTGGTAAATAAAACAACATCTGGTCTGTGTCTTGATCGTATTCCTCCATGACTTCAGTAATCTGATAGTTCATGTAATCTTTTACTCTTTGTGCTTGATCTTCTGTTTGTTTAGTAGCAACACCAAGTATTTGTGTCTTTACTGGACCACCACTTGGTAACATTTCTTTGTATGCTTGTGACTGAAACTGTGTGGTTGCTTCTGATAGTAACGGATGTGTTACACCACTTGCACCCAAAAATGGATCGCTTCTGTCCTCGTAGTTTATACCAAGCAAGTTCAATCCTTTAGCAATGGCTTCTTCCCAGTCTGATCTTGATTCTAAGTCTTCTTTCACTTTTGATTGTAAGTCAGATGCAATAGACGATAGTACGCTATCTTCCATAACTTCTGCAAGATTCGCTTCATGGTTGTATGGCTCTGCTGCAACTTCCATTTGCTCACCAGTATCTAGCTCGACACCTTCTGGTAACATTGGTGGAGTATCATCTACTTCTATTTGTAGACTGTCAGACTCTGATACAAAACCAGGTCCTCCTGCACCTATTTCTTTTTCAACTAGTGGAGCTATCTGTCTTTCTTCTGCCATCACGCTACCTTTCTAAATTTACTTAATATACCACCTTTTTTAAATCTTGGTATCTTTATATTAGAGTCTATCTTACTGAGGTCAATAACTCTGAAAAAATCTGCATCACTTTGAGGTGGAGGGACAGTGCCACGAACTTTTCCTATCTCCATTATCCTTGACGAGTCTGTAGGTAAATCAGACGCTGAGCTATACAAGTTTGGTGCTTTGAAATAAGCATCGCCATATTTTTCTAAAATACTACCTAATTGTTTAGCACCTGCTGCAAAGTTATATTTTTTAGGATCTCCAGAAGTACGCGGAGCTGCATAGTCAGCCAGTTTTGGAAAGATAACATATCTTTTTCCCTCTTTCTTAGCATCTGCTATTGTTCTATGAACCATCAACTCTAGACCTTGTTGTGAGTTTTGAACTGGTGGGTTCTTTTGGAAAGAGAAAGATTGATTTGGATCAACATGAGCCAAGGATTGTTTCAAGGACTCTTTTATTTTTGGTGGTACTTTATCTCCTAAGTCTTCTACCAACTTCAATAGTGCTCCTCTTTTCTCAAGAGGTCTTAACTCTTGTTGTGCTGTTTGTAAGTTCTTTTGTGCTTCTTTGTATCTATTAGCCACTGTCGCTAGTTCGCCCTCTAGTCTAACAATAGATTCTTGATGTGCCATGCTATCTATGAGTGGGTTTTGGTTTTCATTTATTATATTGAGATGTAGATTACTCAATATATCGTTTTTAACTTGTGCTTTTAAATTCTCTGGTGTCGGAGTAATAAAGTTAAAATCGACTGTACCCTTTTCTGGAGAAACAAATTTTTTCAACAAGTTTTGTTTTTTAGGTTTATTATATGTCCAATCTACAACATTTTGAGCACCAGGCTGTTTAGTAGCACCAATGGGACCTCTAATTCTATAAGCACCTTGATACAGTGGTGTGGGTATAGTGTTTGTGCGTTTTGTGTAATCATCTACTGCTTCATCTACTATCTCTTTCATGATCTTAGTTCCTTCAGCAGTTTTACTACCCATTTGTATTTCAGCATCAGTTAAAAAATCTTGATAAATCTTTTTTCTTTCTGGGTCAAACATACCTAAATTTTGACTATCAGCGACTTCAACTCTTTGTGCTAATTCTTTTATGTTATCTTCACCAATTAATCTTCTGAACTTATTACTATTAACCAGTCTCCTTGTTATATCTGCTTTTAAAAAGTTTTTTTCTAATTGTTTGCCGTGGTTTCTGTAAGCATCTTTAAAAAACTTAGATACATTTTTAGGATCGTCAAAGTAGTTAGGATTGTCTAAAAGTTTCATCTGTACATATTTGGCATGATCTAAATTATGTGCAGGTAAAAGAGGCGCTGTTCTGTTTTTAAGTTGCCTACCAAGATCGTCTCCTATCGTTTGAGTAAGATCAAATATATCTGCATCTAGTTTTCCTTCTTGCACTAATTTCTGGACTGTTTTGTAATGATCGACCATCATTTCTTGGTCTGTTATGAGTTCTTTACTACCTTGAGTTAAGAAATGATGTAAAGGATTTCTTTCAAATGTATCTCCAACAAATTTAAATCTTCGTTTGACTTCATCTACCATAGCCATGTTACTTGCTGAGTTTGCCATTGTAGGTCTTTTCATTAGAAAGGCTTTTGTATCATCGACATCAAAATTCTTCATAAGAAATTTTTTCATTGATGCTGGTAAATTATTGTCAATAATTTTATGAGTTTCATCGTCACCTTTGATTGATGTGCTAACATTTAGTGGATCGTAGTTAACATCCCCCGTGCTACCTACGAGTGGACTTTCAAAAAGTGCTGGATTTAACTGAGTGTTTTCAAGATCTTCATCAAAAAAATTCTCCATTGCCGCTTTGTTTGTTTTATGTGACTCGTTAAAAGCTCTAGCACTACTAAAATCAACGTCAACTTTAAAGACTTTCTGTTTTAAAGGATCTATACTTCTGTTTAACTTCTCTGCCTCTGTTGTTAAATCCTTTATCTGTGTTTCAATATCTGTAACGGCTTTTTTAGCACTTGCTTTTTTTTCACTAAAAGTAAGAATACCAGCATCTTCTACCTCATCTATTTTTAGAATCTGTTGTACATCCATTAATGTTGAGTTCAGTAAGATGTCGTTTTTGTTATTTATCTTTTTTTGCTCTGTGGATCTTACTTTTCGTATTGCAGCCTGCTTTTCTCTTTCAATATCAACAAGTTCTTGTCGTTTTTCCATAGACATATAATTAGGATTACCTGGTACATTACTTGGATCTGTAAAATCGGCACTGATTTTTGCCTCTCTTGCCGCTGATTGTCTTTCTGCCTCATCTAATCTTGCTATATTTCTTTGAACTTCTGCTGTTCTTTCTGGCGAATCTTGAATAACTTTTCGTTCTTTTATCAATCCTTGATTGATTTGTACCTCGTTTATAAATCTAGAATCTTCTAGTTTTGGTGCACCAGGACCTATTTTAAAACCCATAAAACCATCAACGGCTCTCGTATGTGCATAGTAACCACCAGGAACAGCTTCATCAAAACCGTGTTCACTGTATGCTCTCTGTAATTTTTTTAAACTTTCTGTGTCACCTGCAGCTTTAAAAAAATCCTCTAGTTGTATTAATGATTTTTTTACCTCTGGTGTTTCACCAAGTCCAGGGAAACTCGATCCAACAATCTCGTCACCTTTACTTCCAGTTCCAAAAATAGTGTGAACAACATCATAAACGGCATCACCTCCAGGATCTATTCTTTGTGCTCCCATGTTTGACATGCCTCGTTGAGTCATTCTTTGCTTTGACTGAAGGTCTGCGATTAGATCCGTAAGGTTTTCTTTTTGTTCCAGAGTTAAATTTGGTTGTGATAGGTCATTCTTTGCTTGTGAAATCTGTGACTCAATGGCTTGTCCGTCTGATGCTCTATAGACTCTAGTATCTAACTCTGGTGTAAACTGTGATGCAATATTGTATAGCTTTTCTTTGCCTGCGTTTGCTCCAAACACTTCTTTTGGGTTTAGTTCTAAGTAACGTATCAAACCAACTTCTTCTGCTTCTTTATATAATCTATTGTTTATACCACCTTTTAATTGCTTAAATGTTCCTAAAATTTGTGCACCTGTTGGATTTTTGTTAAAATCTATTCCTTTGATTCTAGTTCTTGTGTCAGTTCCAAATAGAACTCTGCCATCAGGACCTTTTTCTGGAATCGGGTTTCCCTTCTTATCTTTAACCAAGTTACCATCAAGATCTTTTTTATATATGGGTAATCTTTCTGAAACTAACTCACCAAGTTGACTTTGACCTGTGCCTATATTCTCTATCTCTTGAAGTAAATTAGAAAAGAAAATACCATCTCTACTTATCTCTGCTGACTTAGCTACATCTGGTTTTAAGTAATCGTCTTCAAAAATTTTTGCTTTTTCTGGCTCTGGTGGTACAGCAGGTAAATCATCACCAGCTGTCATCGCTAACCTTTCAGCACTTGTTGGTGGCGGTAGTTTACTTGCACCAACTCCAGCCATAGCAAACTGTGGACCTCCAAACCCACCATCAGAAGGTGGTCTGTTTCTTAGTCTGGCGGCTAATCTAGCAGAAGCAATACCTTTACTTAACAATGCTCCAGGAGCCAAGACCCGACCAGCACTCTCCAAGTTCATGCCAAACTCTGGAAAATCTTCACCCATAAATCTTTTTGCAAGAGCTTCAGAACCAAAACGATCTATCAAAGTTTGTATGCCTTGAGGAGCACCACCAAACCTCATGTCAAAGTAAAGACCTGCTAGGTCAGCAGGCAAACCAAGTATGTCAGCAGTTTCTCCGACCAGTAACCCCTTACCAAGTCTTTTGAAGTCTTCTAATGTTTTTCCTAATCCTTGTGGTCTTGGACCACCTGGAAAATATGGTTCTGCCATTATGTAATCCTAGTTGTTCTCTTCTTTTCTGGTAACATGATCTTTGAAAAACGATTGGTCACTGTATAACCACCCGCCTTCTTCTTAAATAAATCTAATTGTTTTACTCTAACTGGTTCCTTAAATTTAGCAGGACCCTTGGTCGATGGTACGGCTTTCCCTTTTGGTGGTAAAACACCAAAATTTTTACCTGGAACTGGCTGTCCTCTTCCCGCTAATTCTGCATAAGCTCGTCTTCTATCTGATTCATCTGACATTAAAATACTCCCTTAAAAGTTCCGCCACGATTTCTCATTACACCGCCCATGTTAAATTTTTTACCAATAAACATCTTGCTCCGTGGACCTCTGTCCAAGCCTGGTGCACCACCACTAATCTTTTTCAGTGTCTTGACCTTTATCTCACCGCCTAACGGACCAGTAACCGTGGCTTTATCTAACCTCTTGGCTTGTTTTTCTAACTGTTTCTGTCCAGTTTTTATTTTTTTTGTAGTTTCTGCCGTTATCTTGCGTTGATTTTCTCTTACTTTATTCAACGCTTGTTTCTTAACTTTTAATTTAGACGCTCTTTCTTTGGCTTGTGCTGCTTTTTTTTCTAACTTAGCTTTTTCTTTGGCTTCTTTTTCTTCTCGAAAAAATTTTTCAGATACAGCAGCAAAGTTGTAAGGGTCATACATGACCTCTCTTTTCTGCGTTCTTGTTTTAGCCGTTTCAAAAAGACTAATGTTCTTTTTAGGTCCGTGCTTCTGTCCTTTTTTACCAGCCATTAGTATACGCCTTTAAAAGTCCCACCTCTGCCTTTCATAACACCACCCATGTTCATACGCTTCAAGATGTTACCACTAGGAAGTCTTTTAGCTCGTCTGCCAGTTAAAACGCCTACTGCCGCTTTACTTTTCTTCTTAGCGTCTGACTTAACACTCTGATCTCCAAACTTTGCAATGTTGGCTTCCACAGACTTCTTAACTCTTTCTAGTCTCTTTTGTTCTTTGACATTGCCTTCTTTCTTGGCTTTGTTCATGTCTTTCTCGAACTGAGTCATGAATTTACCAGAACCTCTAGGTGGCTTTGGCTTTTTAGGTCTGCCTGACTTTAGAGTTGTGAATCGATCATCCATTTCAAGATCTTTTAAAGTTGTTCCAGGCTTAGAAACTTTTTTCGTTTCTTTCTTTAACATCTTACTTAGTTCATCTAACTCATCCTCAGACATGTCTCTTGGATTTAACTTCATTAAATCAAATGGTGATTTTTTTGACATTAGTAATACTCCTTTTTGTTTCTTGGATACCAATCCTCTCCTTGGTCTTCTCCGTCCAGTGATATAAAACCACCTTGTCTAAATCGCATGATTGCCATCGTCATACTATCACAATAGTCATCATGATCCCCATTTGGAAAAGA